TTAGAGATAATAATAGAAAACTTCAGCAAGTTTCTCTTCTTTGTGCCAGATGATTTTTTCCACAACACTTCTTATGGCTTCGTTTTTTTGCTGATCTGTAAACTCTTCAGATGATACTATACTATAGGCATTCTGGAGCCGTTCGTGCATCCGGTTTGGGATATCCTCATTACTGCTGTCTGCTTTGGAAGTAAGCGTTTCGATTTCCTTCAGTATATCAGATTTTTCTTTTATAAGTAATTCTTTATTTTCTTTGTATTCTTCCAGGGTATCAATTCCATTTCGGTAAGCCTCTTTGATTCGAGCTTCTTTTTGGCTTACTCTTTCCAACTGTTGATTAAGTATCAATATATCATCCACATGTGTAATCTCTTCTTTTGACTTGATTTCAAATTGCAGATCACAACTGGACATTGCATCCTCAATAGCGGACAATACCTCTGGTTCCAGGACTTTTGAGCTGACGGATGCGGACTTCAGGCATTTCCCTTTTGTGTAGCCATAGCAGGTAAAATAGCAGTAGTGCCGTCCATATCTTTTATCCTTCACAGCTTTTGCTATCATGGTACGGCCGCAGTGTGGGCATTTTACAAGACCAGAGAGCCAGTGGTGATACGTGGATGAGGGACGACTGCCTTTGGCCTTATATTCAGTCTCAAAGCGTTTCTGTGCAGCTTCATAGACTTCCTGACTTATAATGGGTTCGTGGTGCCCCTGGGATATTATCCATTCGCTTTTGTCCCTGATCTCATTGGTTTCATTGCAGGTGCGGTACCAGCGTATCATCCCATAATATGAGGGATTCTGCAGGATGTACTCTATACTGCGACGCTCAAAGTCTTTTCCACGTGATGTTTTATATCCCCTGGCATTCAGGTATTTGGCAATGGCAAATATACCACATGACTCATTTACATATTTATCAAATATAAGCCTGACAATCTTGGCCTCTTCCGGGACAATGACCGGAGGTTCCCCATTTTTCTCAATCCGGTATCCGAGAGGCGGCCGGGCCTGATAGCCGCCGCGCATAGCTTTTTCTGTCATCCCTCTGGTGACTTCGCCCGACAGACGGACAGAGTAATATTCATCCATCCATTCTATGATACGCTCGATCAGGCTGCCGAAGGGGCCTTCTACCACTGGCTCTGATACACTGTATACTTCAATCTTACACTGCTTACGCAGCAATGATTTGTATACAATGGATTCTTCTTGGTTCCGGGCAAATCGGCTATATTTCCAAACAAGGATAATATCAAATGGGGCTGGCTTTTGTTTGGCCAGGGATATCATGCGCATAAATTCTGGCCTTTTATCCGCTTTTTTACCGGAGATTCCCTTCTCCATGAAAATATACTCTTCTGATATGAGGATGTTGTTCTGCTTTGCATAGTCTAGGAGCAGCCTTTTCTGTGCATCCGGAGATAGTTCATCCTGCATATGGGTGGACACCCTTATGTACATGGCGCCCATTCTGGTTTCACTCATTGTATCACCTCTTCCTACAAGGTATGAAAAAATGGGTACAAAAATAACAGCCAGCGAACAATTGTTCCGCTTGCGTGGCTGTTCCGGAGATGATACAATATTAGTTGCGAAGTAATACGGTATCTCTTCGGAGATATAGGCCGTCCTGGTGTTTGTAGCGCCGGGGCGGTTTTTTGATTTAAATTTATTCGTTTTCAAGCTCTTCTTCATAAGAAAAGTCGGAAGTATATATTTCGTCAACATCTTGTGACTGCCTAAATTCTTCAGCAAGCATAGATTTATTAAATTCAGCAGTAGGATCTAAGTCAGTAACAATCTTTTCTATTTCGTCAATCGGTACTTTGAAAAATTCTTTTCGCAAATTGACTTTATTTAAGCGTTTATCATTAAGAATTTCATGGAGTTTACTTTCTAATCCTACAGCATCCTCTGAGAAAATGAAACTATGTACGTCAAACTTAAATGGAACACTAGCGCTCCCAAGCTCATTGATACGCTCTTGCGGATCCAATCTTCGTGTCATACCTACTTTGAAAACATTTTCTCCAAATGAACCAAGATTACTAATAATATAAACATTACCAGCTTTTCCATTTTGAAGATTGGATATCTCTTCTTTTTTCAAGACTACATCAGAAAGTTGTCCTTGTAATTCAAGAATACGAGCCTGTAATTTGGCAATATCATCATTTGGAAGACTTTCTTCGATACTTTTCTGTAATTTCTCAATTTCAGTTTTATATTTTTGCTCTTCTTTTTCGACTTTCTTTTTCTCTGCTTCCAAAGCTTTTCGCTCTTCAGCCTCCTGCCTCATTTGCTCTTTAATTGCTAATTGTTCCTGACGAGCCTGCTCTTTTTTGACATAATAATTATACTCTATTTTAATTGCATTGATAAAAAGATACTCTATCTCACCGATAAATTTCGTTAATGTACCTGCTATGCTCTGATTACCCTCACCTGCAATTTTTAGATATTTTGCAGATACTTTTTTTACATCTTCGATAGATTTATCTAATTTTTCATACTTTAAATTGTAAAGAATATTTTGTATTTCGGCCTGTAACGCAATCACCATTAAGTTGTATATTGACTTATTGGCTTTTGTTGTATATCTGGAAGAATACTGTTGTAGTAAGTTTTCAATTTGTTTTTGGTTGTCACGGTATGCTTTTCTAAGACTTTTTACATCCATGCAATGTAGCTTCAGAATAATTGATGGAGTAATTAGCTCATAGTCTTCAAAGTCACGTGTGGATAATCTGCAATTTGAATAAGCGGCATCAGATATAAAAAAATTATCAATAGCATACTGAACACTGGAATACAACTCCTTATTTCTGGACAATTTCCGTGTTTGGGTAGAAACTTGCTTTGAAATCTTTTCATTTTGTATGTTTAATGAAGATATTTCCTCACGCAGTTTTGCAATCGTAGTATTAAGAGAAAAAATTTCAGAATTTGCTTCAGATTCTCTTTGGGAAAATTCTGCATTAAGCATATCTATTTTTTCTTTTGTTTGCCTGTATTCCGTAACGCCAAGTTCATCAATCGCTCTTTGTAATGTATCTATCTTAATTTTTAGCTGCTCATTTTCCTGTTTTATAGCTGAGATTCTAAAAATATCCATAAAACCCATAATAGACCTCCTATGTCGCTACTTTAGCCGTAGCTCTATTAATTTTTTATCATATCCGGTAATACGAGACATTTGTTCAAGAGTATACCCTTTGTGTTCCTCAATTAATTCATCTGACAGTAAAAGTCGCACGGCAAATTCATTGGCTTCTGTCTCATATTTTGATGTAGTAAAGTGTGTACGAGTATCCATGAAAATAGCATTGGCTTTTTTATGTAAGAACATATGACCGAGTTCATGGGCACAAACAAAATACTTCTCATGGTCAGAGAGATTTTCGTCTATGTAAATAATATTATTCCTTTGATAATATTGATAAAAACCACGAACACCGATCAAATGATATGAGACAAGGATTACATTCATTCCCTGTATCATTTCAAAAGGGTTTCTAGTCTGATATTTTCTGACCAAACTATTTACCTTCTTATTAATATCCATAGACAATCAGTCCTTTTTATATTTCTTAGGCGTATATTTTTCCTTGTTCTTTTTCTTTGCCATCTCCATACCTATCTGCATGGCTGCTACAATGGATTCAACAGCTTCAGGAGAAGCGAAATCTCCGTCAAACATAAGTCCTTCCTGCGTTAGAAGTTGTTTACGAGTTTGTTCTAAGATTTTTTCTATATCGCGCTCATCCCTTGGGGTTAATTGAATTTCTCTTCCCAAAAGGTAATCGATTGATACATTAAAATAATCGGCAATTCGTTGAATCTTATCAGTGTTAGGTGAAGATGTTTTCCATCGGCTAATGGTACCATTTCCTAGGCCTAATTCTACCTCAAGTTGTGGCAAACTCATATTCTTCTGATTCGCCAAAGTACGTATTCTATCTACTAGTGTCAAAATAAGTGCTCCTTTCCGTTTTATGATTACATGAAAAAAATCATGTAAAACTATTGACAACTAGAAAATAATCATGTATTATGAGCTTGTAACGATAAATACATGAAAACAATCTATTCATTTAATGATTCGGCAAAATCATTAGAATAGATACATGAAAATTTTCTGCTATCTTTATGCCTATATGATAGATTATTTTCATGTAAAAGTCAATAGAAATGTGAAAAATCATGTAGAAAGAAGGTGAAAAAATGATTTATACGAAAATAAAACAACTTTGCTGTAAAAGACATATTTCGATTTACAGATTAGAAAAGGATTTGAAATTTTCTAATTGTAGTATATGTAAATGGAAGACATCTAAACCAACTGTAGATAAGCTACAGAAAGTGGCTAATTACTTTGAGGTTCCACTCGAATATTTTCTTAAAGACGATGGAGAACCCAGACAACCATAACTGCATACCATAATCAGGGAGGTGTTGTGATATGGCATTTCGGAATGTAACGGTGATTGACGGCAGAAAAGTGGAACTGAAAGACATGGATGAAAAAGACAGAGAAAGACTGGTTGCAGAATTGTGCCGTAGGATGGCAGGTAAATTAGGATATACAGAGGTTAAAACCGCCAAATAAGGCGGTAAGAAAGGAGGGACAAGCCCATGCACTACAGCACCATAAAAGACGCTGCCCTATGTACAGCATTGGCAGCTATGACAGGATGGTGGCAGCCGCGGGATGCACCGCAGGCAGTTATGTGCTACATATTTATATTTGTGCTTTTGGTAATTGCTTTTGAGATCGCTAAAGATTGGGAGAGGAGGAGAAGCCATGAGAAAGGCAGATTTTGAAAAGTTTTATGCGAAGATCACGGATGAAGTCAGAAGCCTGCGTGAAGTAGAAAAATATGACAATGATGGTGTCCGCTGCTGGCTGATCGGATACATAACAAGCGGAACACGTAGTTATACCAGTGCACAGCTTAAAAAGGTCTTTGACATGGGATTTGAGAATGAAAAAGCCCCTGGCGCCGGGAAGCAATCAGGGACTAAACAAAATATTACTAAGACTCATTATAGAGCAGATTGAGAGGAATTGTCAATGGATGGGAAAGATATTTTGCAGAAATATAGACCGGTCATCCGTGAGATGATGCAGGACGTTGCAGAAAACTCCATACCGTATATAACAGTAACAGTGTGTCAGGATTACTGCATAGCCCTCTCAGCGGGGGCAGAATTAACTATTATGGATGGTAAGGAAAGCATAGAGGAGGCCAGGAGATGAGGTATTACGAAGGTATAGGCCCAGAACAGGGAACTGTGGTAAGCGACGAGGATGCTTACTCATATGCACTAGAGCGCTGTTTGTCTGGTACAGAAGAGGACAAGCAGGAGTTCAGGGAAATGCTTATTGAATGGTTTTATTCCGGTAACTGGACAAGGAGAGATGATAATGCTAAAGCCGTATGAGGAAATGAGGAAGATAGATGTCCGCCCGTACTGTGAAGACAGGGAGGGTAAGCTGTATCTCAACTGGGCAAAATGTATCGAGCTTCTGCATGAGAATGGTGCGGAAAAGGTGTACTGGATTCCGGTTCCGGACCCGAAAACAGGAAGCAGTCTGAGAATGACCGATACTGTGTTTTCGGACAAGAACGGGGTAACAAATAGATGCTATGAAACATTGATAGAGGTTGTTATTGATGATAATACATACCGGATGCAGTCCCCGGTCATGAACGGATCAAATCCGGTAAAGGATAACTCCATGTCGCAGCAGCGTGTCTGGAACAGCATGTGCCGCTCTTTTGTGAAGTGTGTGGCCATCCATACGGGCCTGGGATTTAATCTGTGGCTGAAAGAGGAGTTCAATAAATTCGAGAATGCAATCCCGACAACGGACAGTGACAAAGCCACGGATGCCCAAATAAAACAAATTAGGCTTTTAGGGGACATCCATCCAAACTTAAAGCTGGATGACTGGCTGGCGCTGAACCATGTAACCTGGGATACCCTGACCAGGGAGCAGGCAGCATATATGCTGAAGGCTATCAAAAATAAGTATGGTGATGACTAAATGAACATGGAAGTACAGATCAGGGGATACCGGGAGGATACAGAGGGGACTGATCTGCTCGTACACCTGCCCGGGATGAAGCTTGGGTATTTGCTTTTAAATAAGAGAGTGGAAAATGCAGAGCTGCGTCTGGATGACGGCCGTCACATAACGGCGGCCCAGCGGCGGAAGGCTTATGCAACTATAAGGGATATCGCAGACTTTACGGGGTATCTGCCGGAAGAGGAGAAGGAGTGGCTAAAATACCTGCATATCATACGAACTGGGGACGGATATTTCAGCCTTTCCCAGTGCTCCGTGGATACAGCAAGGGCATTTATTACCACTATCATGGATTTTGCCATAGAGAACGGGATTCCCCTTTCTGAGCCAGGAATAGAGAGGGCAGAGGATACAGGCGCTTATCTCTATGCCTGCATAAAGCACAAAAAATGCGCCGTTTGTGGGAAGGATGGGGAGATACACCATGTGGACGCTATAGGGATGGGCCGGGACCGCAGGACAGTGGATGACAGTAACAGCCGTAAGATATGTCTTTGCAGGACCCATCACACAATTGCACATCAGCGAGGCATGAGAGCCTTCGAGCAGATGTACCATGTATACGGCATTGGAATACCAGAGGATTCGCGTTCGCCCATGCTGGGAACGTTGAATGATATATCACAATTTGTAACTTTGTAAGCCATGAATCCCCCCGGCAGCGTCCGGGGGAGAAGGGAGGGCGAATGAGTAAGCAGACAGATGCCCGTGAGATCGCACGGGGATATTTTAACCGGATCACCTCCGGTCATAAAAATACAGTGAGCAGACCTGACCTGGGCCTGCCGGGAAACGAATCTATTGACCGTCAGCTAAGACTTTTGGTAGAGGAGGCAAACCACAACGGGGATTGCATAATCAACGTCGGAAACGGCTATTACAGGCCCATACCGGGTGACCTGGTGGATGAACTCGAACTTAAAGAATACATAAGCAAAGATGATTCCAGGGCGGATAAGCTCTGGTCCAAGATATACAACATGAGGACAGCATTTGACAACTGGAGGAAGGAGGCGGCCTATGAACAGCAGAGACAAGGGAGCCAGAGGGGAGCGTGAGCTTGCGGGGATACTCCGGGGGCATGGTTATGACTGCCGCAGAGGACAACAGTTTTGCGGGGCAAACGGTGACGCTGATGTAGTCGGTCTCCCAGCAGTGATACATCGTAAAAATAACTGTGACTGGCTCGTAAGCATGTACCTGGATGACCGGATTGAGATGTACAGAGAATATGAGGCAGGTGATGCAGATGGAAGGTTGGATAAAACTACACAGGAAAATGCTTGAAAATCCTATTGTCTGCAAAGATGCTGATCATCTGGCGGTATGGGTATATCTCCTCCTTAAAGCCTCGCATGGGACATGTCCAGCGATATTTAAGGGTGAGAAAATAATGCTACAGCCTGGGCAATTGATAACCGGAAGGCTAAAAATTGCCGCCGATTTATCTGTGAACGAAAGTAAGGTGAAAAGAATCTTAAATGCATTCAAAACTGACCAACAGATTGACCAGCAAGCGAGCAACAAAAACAGCCTGATTACAATACTTAACTGGGAGTCTTATCAAAAAAGTGACCAGCAGACTGACCAACAGATGACCAGCGAACGACCAGCAAGTGACCAGCAAGTGACCACAAACAAGAATGAAAAGAATGTAAAGAATGAAAAGAATAAAACATTCAGCCCGCCTACGGCAGATGAGGTTACAGCATACTGCCAGGAAATGGGATACAAAGTCAACCCGGATGCGTTTGTTGACTTTTATGATTCTAAAGGCTGGATGGTTGGTAAAAACAAAATGAAAGACTGGAAAGCGGCTGTTAGGAATTGGAACCGTAGCCAGCGGCAGGAATCGACCGCCAAAGGGAAAGCGACGAAGTTCAGTAATTTCCAGGGACGCAAATATGACATTGACAGTTTGGAGAGCGGGCTGTTACGGGCCAACGCTGTAAGGAGGACGTGATTTGAAAATAAATGTGTTTGGATTTGGGGATGAGTTAATGGGCAGTATGGGAAGATACGCAGCCATATCTGAAGAGATAGTGGATAACGTCGATTATGGGCGCGGACTGGTAGACGCTGTGAATGAGGTTAAGGATAACTGTGGGTTCAAGGCTGATGTTCTGGAAAAGGCATACAGATACATCAAAGAGGGAGTTGATTATAGTCAGTGCCGTTCATTATCTGATGTATGTGGGCTGAACGGAGTCACACAGTCAAAAAGATTCTTGGACGTGGCTATGGTTAATAGAGAGGCTGTTTTACAGGGCTTCAAGGTGATGAAAGATATCTGTGAACAGGACCAGAGTAAATGTGTAAAATGTCCGGTACAGGACATCTGCTTGGAGATCAAAGAAGAGATTGTTCCGTCAGAAATGGAACTTCCGCTGAAATAGGAGTGAGAGGATATTATGACATTTAAAGAAAACAATAAGGTCCGTGGAGAAAGAACACGGGGAGAGATGCTGGAATTTATCAGGCAGTACCTTTGTGAGCACGGATATCCGCCCAGTCGCAGGGAAATAGGGGATGGGGTAGGGCTTAGATCTACATCCTCCGTACAGAAACACATAGACAGGATGCTGGCTGACGGGATACTGGAAACAGATGCAGGTACTGGATCAGTCAGGGCATTAAGGGTGCCTGGGATGAGATATGTGGATACAGAGCCGACGATATTGGACAGGTATCTGGAATCAGAGCGGAAACGGATCATGGAAGAGATGTGCCCGTATGATGTTCCGTGGCTGGAACGTGAGATGGGAGAAGAGCGGCTGATGGACAAATGGTGCCCTTTTGAATGCGAAAAGTGTTGGGGACTTCCACTGAAGCCGGAGGAGGAACTGGACGAATGAGATTAATTGATGCAGATGCATTTAAGGAGCAGGTGGCAGGCATCGCAATTAAGGAGAATCTCCCCGCAGATAAATGTAATGCCTTATGCGAATTGATAGAGATGCAACCAACTGCCGGTAGTTGGCACAAGGTGGCGGATGGGGACTTGCCAAAAGGCCCTTACAGATCAAAAAGAAAATTTTACTGCAAAGAAAGGGATCATGGGTACAGAATTTTACTATATGACGATAAGGGGTTTTATTATTATAGCTGCAGCTTGGATATTGGGATAGATAATGAACAGATATCTGCCTGGATGGAACTGCCAGAGTACGAGGAAGAGAAGAATGGATGAATTAAAACATCAACTAGAATCTCCTTTAGAGAAAGTATTGCAAGAAATTGTACATCAGTTAGAAATTAAGGCAGATGTTGCAAATGACATGATACTCACCGAAGGAAAAGGACTATTTTTTGATGGATATGAAGAAGGATTGAGGGAGGCAATAAATGAAATACATATACAGCGCCGGGCGTGTACAGATCAACGCGAACGGAAAGGCCGGGAACATGAATAAGTTCATCTTCTGCGGCAGTAAGAAAAAGAAGAGACGTATCAAACACGGGAAATAAAGCTGAGAAAGGAGCCAGCCTCGCGCGAAAAGGTATACCGGGCTTCTTTAAGAAAAATGAGTGATAATAAGATGTCCACAGAAGAGTGGAAGCAGAAAAAGAAAGAGCAGAAGGCAAGGTTCACAGCACTTCAGAATTTGCCATATGAAGCAAAAGTAAAGCGGCAGGCGCGTAAAGCCTGGGAATTTTATGAAGAAATGCAGGCCAGGGACTGTAACTGCCATGTGAGTGTAGGCGGTTTGGACAGCATCACGCTTTTGGTGTGGCTCCACAGTATAGGCATCCATGTACCGGCAATATCCGTGTCAAACGTGGAGGATAAGAGTATACAGCGGGTACACAAGGCACTGGGAATTGAACTGGTGAAGTCATATAAGACCAAAGCGGAGGTTATAAATGAAGCTGGGTTCCCTGTAATCAGCAAGAAGATAGCCGGGAGAATAGAGTTGCTTCAGAACCCGACAAAAGACAATGTGACAGTACGTCATGCCATTATCACCGGAGAATGTGGTGAACAGGGGCATTTCGCGAAAAACAGCCGTATGAAGCTGCCACAAAAATGGCTTGAATTGTTCGGAGGCCCGGAAAACGAGAATGAGGGAGTGAATTACAAGACTGCGCCATTCAAAGTGTCGAACCGGTGCTGCTATTACATCAAGGAGAAGCCATGTGATGACTGGGCAAAAGAGCATAACAGTAAACCGTACCTTGGGATGATGGCTTCGGAAGGTGGGCAAAGAGAGGAGTCCCTTATTGAACATGGGTGCAATTATTACGGGAAGACGGTCATCAGATCTGCGCCATTCGCTCCGTTCATGCGGAACGATATTCTAAGGTTGGCTATTGAGATGGATAAGTGGTATCACGAACACCTGATGCTCTTCGAGGAACTGTATTACAGGCAGCCATATAGCCGGGATAAGGGCGGGAACTCTATCCCATACGTCCCAGTGGAGAGTATCGTGCCCCTCATTTATGGGGGCATACAAAAAGATTACAATGGAGATCTGCGTACCACAAAGGCACAGAGGACCGGATGTAGCATGTGCGGTTTTGGGGTCCACATGGAGAAACGCCCACACCGGTTCGATCAGAAGCGCCAGGAGAACCCAAAAGAATGGGAATATCTCATGTACAGAATGGTAAAAGATACAAAGACCGGTGAAGTGTATGGGTGGGGGAAAGTCTTAGATTATATAGGTGTTGGATGGGAGGACATTCCGCCAGTGCAGATGTCATTATTAGACTTCCCGGAGGTGCTGCCATGATGGGGCGGGCAGAGATAAGATGGTGGCCTATAAAGAAGGAGGGCCGGGTCAGCAGGCCCGGCAGTATGAAAAAGAAAAGATTTTATATGAAAAAGGTTATTGCCCTTTACTGGTTATAACTATATCGGGAAAATGTGATGAAACTGTGGTCAAAAAATAAAAGAATTGTGAAAAGGAGTAAAGAATTATGAACAAACAGGAATTTGACGAAAGAGTAGAAAAGTTTGTGACAGTTTTAAGGGATCTTTATTTAGATGAAGAGGAAAGAGAAGGCACAGAAATACCCAAAATAGAACTTAATGAGGATGATCTTACAGATGACTTCACAGCAATGATTATGGCAGTACATCTCTTATATATTGGAATAACCGGTGATGATACTGACCTTATAGGTTTTACACATATTGCAAACCGTCTGGTCTTCCAGTGGCTATTGGAAAACGGTGACAAAGAGAAAGGCGAATCATGAAGTGCAAGAAATGCGGCGGCAAAACGCAGGTAACGGATACAGAGGAGAGCTTAGACGGTTTTGCAGTATTGAGGCGGAGGCAGTGCCTGGAATGTGGATACCGGTTTAAAACCATAGAAAATTTCTGGGAGGACATAAGGACGTGGAAAAATGACAGTTTTGGAATACCTAGAAAGGAGAAAGATAGATGATAAAAAACAAATCAGGCTGCCCGGACCCTACCTACGAGCAGGCGCTTCCAGCAATTCGACGGGAAGAAAATATACGGGCAAGAGAAAAGCGGTACGGAGTAAAGCGCGGAGATATTGTATACATAAAAGTGGAGGTAAAAGACGATGGGAGACGGATCGTCAAGGTGAGCCGCCGAATGCAGGTCGTTAATCTATATGAGCACCACATACTCCTCCGGCATAAAACGGGAGCCTGCGAGAGCTATCAGTATAATGAGTTCCTTCAGATTTTAGACAGGAGGTGATAGCATATGGATAAGAAAACGCTTGAAAAGTATAAATCATGGAAGCGTGAGGCCAAGTTGATCAACAAGCAGATAAGCAAACTTAAAGAGCGAAGGGACGCGCTCCCGGTAATTAAGGGTAAAGTACAGTCGTCTGACAATGAATTCCCGTATACCCAAAGACGCGTCAGTGTGGAAATGTACGAGCCTAAAGAAGCCGATAAAATCAAATGGGATATTATCAAAAAGCAGATGCAAAGAAATAAAATAGAATTAAAGATGATGGAAATAGAGGATTTTATAGACTCGATTCCACCAGGGGAGACCAAGGAAATATTTGAGATGTATTTTTTGCAGGGAATGAAGCAATCAGAGGTTGCCGACACTATAGGATATAGTAGGGGGCGCATTTCGCAAAAAATCAGCGAATATTTAAAAGATTAACACAATTAACACATAGAATATGCTATAATTAAAATAGAACGAGTGTAACAAAAAGACAATATCCTCCTCTTTGTTATCCGGCTGCGGGGTGTCACAGCTCTGCGGCTGGTTTGCCGGTATCCGTATAGGGTACGTCCGGTATAAGTTTGTGGTGTATTACTCTAAACCGCATGTCCCAGGACTGGGATAACAGCACCGTTTCGGCGGTGCACATGCTTATCTGCCGCCGGCTCACCGGAGAGACAGGGCGTATGGCGGTATATGGAGCTCCATATGCTGCCGTGGCCTCCAGGATTATCCCCTGGGGTAAGCAATCGCCTTTTGGTGTATACCCCCCAATACATTTTTATTACAAAACGCTCTACAGACCTAGCTTTGAAGAGCGTTTTGTAATATAATGGAAAAAAATGGTACGGGGGGTATACAAATGAAAAAGAAAGTTGTAATAGCTATGATTGAGGGACTTTTTGCTGTGATGGTGGCATGTATTACAGCATATGGAGGTTATAGAGCAGGAGCAAATAATGTTAAACAGAAAATTGACAATAAAGTAAGCCAAGTTGTAGAAGTTGATAATGGTAACGTAGGAGCAGCAATTGACTATATTATATCCCAAAATGAGAAATTAGAAAAAGAAAATAGTGAGTTAAAAAATGAAACTCAAAAACTAAAGTTAAACACTGAATTGCAAGCTACAAGCAGTAATACTAAAAATGAGGAAAATGAACCCAATACAGATGAAATGAAAAAAATAGATTTCCTGTCTGTTTGTGAGCCATATAACGAACCGAGTGGATTTTTTTATTTAGGAAAAAATAGACCTTTTAAAATACAAAGTAAAACTTATTCAGATGGAATTAGTTTGGATGCTTATTATCAAGGGCTAAGGAATGTAAAATTTAATTTAGAGAATAAATACTCACAATTGACATTTAACATAGGTCATATTGATGACACTAATGAAAATAATGACGCATTGACATTCACTTTGAATATTTATGTAGACGAAGAATTGAAGAAGCAGATATTATGCGATGAAAATTTTAATATAGATGAGGAACAAACGGTTGATTTGGAGAAAGGTAAAACACTAAAACTCGAATGGATATGTGACCGTATAGAGAATGGATATTTTACATCATACGGACTGATTAATATGAAAGTAATATAGTTATTTTATTAAAAATAGAATGATTCAGAGGCGGCTAATCCCGTCTCTTTTTTGTATACAGAAAAGGAGGTGAGCCTGGTGGCAAAAGGAAAATATGAGGAATGGCTGGAGCCTGAAGGCTTACTGTTGCTGGAAGGATGGGCCAGAGATGGATTGATTGATGAACAGATATCCGAAAGAATTGGTATCAACCCTGCCACATTGTATGACTGGAAAAAGAAATACCCCAAGATTTCCGAGGCCTTAAAAAAGGGCAAAGAGGTAGTTGACTATCGGGTAGAAAACGCCCTATTAGATAATGCTATTAATGGAGACACAACAGCGCAGATCTTCTGGTTAAAGAACCGCAGGCCGGACAAATGGAGAGATAAGCGGGACGTAGAGCACAGTGGCGGTCTCAGTGTCCAGAACCAGTATGATAACATGACAGAGGAGGAGCTGATGGAGCTTGCAAAGAAGTATGAGAAAATCAACAGCTCTTAACAGGCAGGACATAATTGAATACTTGAAACTGCAGGAAGCCCTTGCGGTTAAGAAGGCCAGAAGAGATTTCTGGTCTTTTTGCTGTCTTCTTTATCCGGAATTTTACAAAGAGAGCCGGCCATATCTAAAGGATCTGTGCCAGACACTGCAGGCTTTTTACAATGGCAGCATAGATAAACAGATACTGATTATCAACATGCCGCCAAGACATGGAAAAACATTTACGGCCAGGCTGTTTGTCCTCTGGATGTTTGGGCAGGATCCCAGGACGAAGATCATTACCGGTTCCTACAACCAGATACTTTCCGGACTGTTTGCGCAGCAGACCAGGGATGGAATACTCACGGATAATGAAAATGTGAAGCAGAAGTATTTCTCTGACGTTTTTCCGGAGACAACCATTAAGCAGGGAGATGCTGCAAAAGGATTCTGGAGCTTGGATGGATCAGAGGAAAAGAATTACCTGGCCACATCTCCAGGAGGAACGTCAACCGGTATTGGTGCCAATTACATCATTGTGGATGATATTATAAAAAACAATGAAGAGGCTGCCAATGAATTGGTGAAGGATAAGCACTGGGAGTGGTATAACAATACCCTGGTACAGCGTATGGAGCGCCCCAGGAAACAGATTCTGATCATGACCCGCTGGGCATCCGATGATCTGGTAGGCCGGACATTGGAAAAGAAAGCAGATAAGTGTCATCTGATCACCTATAAAGCCGTACAGGATGATGGCTCTATGCTCTGTGATGAAATAATGACAAAAGCTGAGTATGAGGATGTCGTATCTGAAATGGGAGAAGACATTGCCTCTGCCAACTACCAGCAGGAGCCGATCGACCTGAAAGGCCGGTTGTACACTAGCTTTAAGACTTATGACAGGCTGCCGGTGGATGAACAGGGCAACAGTCTGTTTGATGGTATTTACAGCTATACAGATACCGCTGATGAGGGTGCTGATTACCTGTGCACTATCATCTGGGGCGTATATATGCGGGAGGCTTATGTGCTGGATGTCTATTACACTCAGCAGGGCATGGAAATAACGGAACCAGAAACGGCGAAGCGGTTCCAGGCGTTTGAAGTGAACCGGTCAAGGATAGAGAGTAACAACGGTGGATCCGGATTTGCCAGGAATGTAAAGCGCATATCTGAAGAACAGCTTAAAAACTTCAAAACAGTAATTAAATGGTTCCATCAATCGAAAAACAAGAAGGCCAGGATCATCTCCAATGCAACCTGGGTGATGGAGCATGTCTTGTACCCGTCCAACTGGCGGCACAAATGGCCGGAATACTACAACGCTATGATTAGATATCAGCGGGATGGTGACAACAAGCATGATGACGCTCCAGATTGTACTACGGGCGTTGCTGAAACAATGTATAAGTTAGGAGCGTGAGAAAGTGGGGCTGATAAAGAAAATGAGTGAAGGCATAAAGAGAGGCGTTCGGAGCTGGCTGAACATAACGCCCAGTAACCCATATGCAATACAGATCAATGAAGTATTGGACTTTGAACTGTCTGCAATAAGAAACAGGATCTGGTATCGTGGGGACGGTAACGAACTTGAACAGATGTATCAGCAGAATCCGGAATATGCCGACAAATATAAATTTTGGGCAAGCCGCTGTACACCCGGTATGGAGATGAGAAAGATACATACAGGGCTTCCTGGGCTGATAGTTAGGACGCTGAATAGTATTGTAATGGCCGATATGAATGATTTTGAGTTTGAATCGGCTACGCAAGAGGGATTATGGAGACTGATTGAACAGGAGAATAAGTTCCGGAAACAATTTGAAAAAAGCCTAAAAGAGGTGCTATTTGTTGGTGATGGGGCTTACAAGATTACCATTAACACAAAGGTCAGTCAGTATCCAATTTTGGAATGGTACCCGGGAGAACGGATTGAGATTGTCAGAGAGTATGGACGTTTAAAAGAAGTTGTATTTAAGACACCATATAAGGCAGGAGGGCAACAGTATATTCTGTATGAGCATTATGGATATGGGTATATACGTAACGAATTATACCGTGGCAATACAGAACTATCGTTTACTATGGCGGAGACCGATATAAAAGATTGGAAATTTGACGATGATCTGATGCTTGCGGTTCCTTTGCAGATATATGAGAACACGAAATATGAGGGCCGTGGTGGCTCTATTTTTGATGGCAAACTTGACAGCTTCGACGCATTTGACGAAGCCTGGAGCCAGTGGATGGATGCACTCAGAAAAGGCAGAGCGATTCGATATATTCCCAGTGATCTAATCCCAAGAGATAAAAATACTGGGGAATATATGGTGTCCAACCCGTTTGACAATAGCTTTGTTGAAGTTAAAGGTGGACTCAATGAGGATGGAAGTAATGGAGTGGTTGTTGTCCAGCCAAATATCCCGCATGACAGCTATCTTGCATCTTATGTGACTGCTCTGGATCAGTGTCTGCAGGGAGTGATATCGCCAAGCACTTTGGGTATTGATGTCAAGAAACTGGACAATGCGGAGGCTCAGCGAGAGAAGGAGAAGGCAACACTCTACACCCGAAATGCAATAATCGAGGCACTACAGGAAACACTTCCAGAATTGGTGTCGGCCTGCATTAATGCTTATCATGTGTTGATGAAGGAACCGATTGAGGAAGTGAAAGTAAACATACCATTTGGTGAGTATGCCAATCCCAGTTTTGAGAGCCAGGTTGAGACTATTGGCAAGGCAAAGACACAGGGTATTATGAGCATTGAGCGGTGCATCGAGGAATTATATGGTGACTCACTGGACGAGCACTGCAAACAGGAAGAGATAGCTCGACTGAAAGCAGAACAGGGTATCGTCGATGTAGAGGAGCCGGGAATCAGGCAGGAAGCAAGTATTTTCCAGATAGGGGGTATGCTGGATGAAGGTAAAAGTGGGACCAAGAACATACCGGATGACCCGGAAGGAATATCAGGGACTGTTGGAAATAGCCAGGGAACAGATCCCATTGGGCGTGTACGCTCTGGAAAGAGCTGATTATGCTGAGTTACGGAACGATCACTGCAAAAGCGCCACGCAACTTAAAACACTGACCAGGCAGTTTAAGGCACAAGGATTCAAGGTGATGTCAAATGCCGGCTAAGATTAATAGCGAGTACGACATTGGCAAAGCTTTTCAAGCCATAGAGGGAGAGCTTATGGCATCTATGGTCCGTAACATGAAACGGCACAGAGCCTGGGAAGATGCGGAGGGGATTCATTGGGAACAGTGGCAGGCCCTACAGCTAAAAGCCCTGGAACAGTATAAAAAGAATAACCAGAAGCGATTTAAAGGGCAATTTAAAGACATTAACAAAGAAATTGAATCGTTGATCTATGCAGCTAATCAGCAAGGTGGCATGGATCAGGAAAAGGTAATATTGAACGCCATTAAGAGAGGGGTATCGGTCAAGAAAGTGAGCAAAGGGGCTACGGCTGAGTTCTTCCGGCTCAATGACCGGAAACTGGATGCCCTTATAAAAGCTACCGTAGACGATATGGAGCGTGCTGAAACGGCAGTCCTGCGCATGGCAAATGACCAGTACCGCAAAGTCATATATAATGCCCAGGTTTATGCCAATACGGGCGCAGGCACCTATGAGAAAGCCGTGGATATGGCTACAAAAGACATGTTGTCTGCCGGGCTGAATTGTGTTGAGTATGCCAACGGAGCCAGGCATACGCTGTCTGATTATGCAGATATGGCAATCAGGACGGCATCCAAACGGGCATATCTGCAGGGCGAGGGGCAAAAGCGCCAGGAATGGGGCTTGCATCTGGTCATCATGAATAAACGTGGAAATCCCTGTCCTAAATGTCTTCCCTTTGTGGGTAAGGTGCTGATTGATGATGTATGGAGCGGTGGCAGTAAGGCAGATGGGAATTACCCACTCATGAGCGTTGCTATATCGGCGGGGCTGTACCATCCGCGGTGCAAGGATGGCCACACCACATATTTTCCCGGTATCAGTACACCGCCGGATGATAAATTTACCCGCAAGGAGTTGGCGGATATTGAGGAGCAGAATAAGCTGGAGGCCAGACAACAATATTCAGAGCAGCAATATGCGAAGTACAGCAGACTGGCGCGATTTTCTCTTGATGATGATAATAAATATAAGTACCGACTTCGAGCAAACGAACTAGAAGAACAGGATATTTTACTGGAGTCCAAGAGATTCCCTGACAGAAAGACTGCTGATAAATATTACCGTGGCAGTACAGAAATACTTTGGAAAAAGCTGCATAAGAAAGAGAAAGAGGCTTTATGGAAATATACAGGGCCGAAGTTTATGGACATAAATAGTGCACTGCGAACGGGAAATCAAGCAACCGATACAATACAGGAATATATAGATAAGATGACTGAAGCCATAAGTAAAAATAGATTAAGAGAAAGCACATGGGTGAGAAGGGGCATTAATCAAAAGGGACTGGAAAAGTTTCTGGATTTAGAGGACATCAGGGAAGAAAGTTTGCATGATATCGTAGGAAAGACCTTTGTAGAAAAAGGCTTTATGTCCACAGGGGTGTCAGACGACGCTGGATTCTCTGGCATAAATCTTAAAATATGCCTACCAAAAGGAACACAGGCTGTGTATGCAGAGCCATTTTCCTGCTATGGGAATACGAACACAAACGGTACATGGGACGGAAAACAGAAAGGTTCTTATGTAGGTTCTGAAGCAGAACTTATAATACAGAGAAATTCAAAATTCAGGGTAAAATCCGTAGAGAAAAATGCGGATGGAGAGATAAAAGAAGTAGTGCTTTTGCTAATTGAACAGATTTGACTGCCACGTAAAAAGAGCGTATAATAAAATAAAAGGAGGGATTTCAATGGATAATTCTAAAAAAGAGAACGAGCAGGAAAAGATGAAGCGCAGAGAAAAGGAAATGCAGGAAGAGATAGAAAAGGCACGTAAGGAAGGTAAGAGCGAAGCTTGGATACGCATGAACTTGGATATCTAATACCACCAGTCAGAAATGGCAGGTGGTATTTTTATGCTCATTTTTATTTGCGCCGGCGCAACGAAGGAGGTGAGAATAATGAGATACAGGAAGAAGCCTGTAGACATCGAAGCCTTTCGGCTTACAGATGATCCGGACAGAATCGCACCTGAATGGTTTACCCGGGCTGTGGAAGACGGAAAAGTCTGTATTGACCGAAGTCTGTTAGACGGACATATGCATGTTTACGGTTGTACCATCATGACACCAGGAGAAAGTGGGTTAAAGGAGGTGATCCACATATCTCCCTTTGAGACGCAGGGTGATGCGTCTTATTTTTATGCCCAAACACGATATGGCTTAAAAAGATGCGTGGCCGGTGACACCGATGACAATGGATGGTAGTAAGAGCGACACTCTTAGAAATGGAAAGGAGAATTACATGTTGAAAAAATTAGGAAGAAGCAGCCTCCCCATGAATATTCAGTTTTTTGCGGAGCCGCCCGCTGTTGGTGGAGATGATGGAACTGTACAGAACCAGCAGTCTCAGGCACAGCAGACAGGGCAAACGGTGCAGATTGATTACAATAAAATCCAAACTATGCTGGATGGAACGCTCTCTGCAAAGGAGGACACGGCGCTCAAGGCTTATTTTAAACAGCAGGGACTCAGCCAGCAGGAGGTTGAGCAGGCTATAGCAACGTTTAAAGAGCAGAAAGCATCCCAGCAGCCGGATGTAAACGCCTTGCAAACCCAGGCTGCACAAGCCCAGGCGGCAGCACAACAGGCCCAGGTACAGGCAGCAGCCACTATGGCGGCAGTTGGTCTGGGGATTGACGCAAAAACTATCCCGTATGTCCTTAAAATGGCGGATTTAAGCCAAGCTATGGGGCAAGACGGCAAAGTTAACGAAGAGGCGTTGAAAACAGCCTTGAATAAGGTACTGGAGGATGTTCCGGCACTGAAACCTGCCCCGGCAGGACAGGCGGGTTTTGTGCAGGTTGGAGCTTCCGGCCAGTCGGGACAGCAGACAACTAACGATGATGCCCTTAAAAAGGCGTTCGGATTATGAGAAAGAGAGGAAATAACAAATGGCAGTATATGATTATGCAGAAACCTTCACCCAGCTTTTGCAGCAGAAATATGCAAAAGAACTGTGCTCTGATGCATTGACTCAGAGTAACCAGGGCGTTAAATTCATCAATGCCCAGACAATTAAATTACCAAGGATGGCAGTAACAGGCTACAAAGATCACACCAGGACACCTGGATTCAATGCTGGAACGCTCAGCAACGACTGGGAGGCTAAGAAATTGGAGCACGACAGGGACGTAGAGTTCTGGATTGACCCGATGGACATTGACGAGACTAACCTCACTCTGTCCGTAGCCAACATTCAGAACACCTTTGAGACGGAACAGGCGATTCCAGAAAAGGATTCTTACCGATTTTCTAAGCTCCATGCAGAATTGACTGCTTATTCTGGCCGGATCGACAACACGGTCATTGATGCAGCAACATTTCTTGAAGCATTTGACGAGGAAATGGCAATCATGGACGAAGCAGGCGTACCGGAGGAAGGCAGGATGCTGTATGTGACCCCGGCAATGAATAAGATCATTAAAGAGGCAGAAGGGATCCAGCGTGTAATGACGGTAACATCCCCGTCTACGATCAACAGGAACGTACACAGCCTTGACAATGTAACAATCAAGATGGTGCCGGCGGCCCGTATGAAGACCAAGTACGATTTTACAACCGGTTGCACAGCAGCGGCGGATGCAAAACAGATCAACTGGATCCTGATCCATACATCCTGTGTGGTGTGCCGCGATAAATATAGCTATATCAAGTTGTTTACGCCGGGTACTGACAGCCGTACAGCAGATGGATACCTGTATCAGAACCGTAACTACGGCGATCTTTTCCTGTTGGAGAAGAAGGTAGATGGCTGTGCCATGAATGTGCAGGCATAAGGAGGTAAGACATGAGAGCTGTAAAAGGAAATAAAGAGTACACTATTGACGAGACTCAGAAAAAAGGATATCTGGACAGTGGTTTTGATGTCCTGGATGACGATGGCACAGTGATTGGATATGGTAGAGGAAAGACCGTGCCTTATGATGACCACATGAAAGCAGTTAAGGAAATCGAACGTCTGCAGGAGCTGTGTGCGGACCTGCAGGAGGAAAAAGCAGGTCTCCAGAGAGAACTGGAAACCTTGAAAGCAGAAAAGAAGCCAGCAAGCAGGAAAGCCGGTGAGTGATATGTGCAAGTCCTATGCTGACTCTGCGTATTATACGGATATCTACAACGGCAGCCTGTTGTCAGATACAGACCGGGAACGGTACTTAAGACAGGCAAGCCGGCATATTGATTCCCTGACTTACAACAGGATTGTGGGGCAGGGATTTGAGCGGCTTACACCCTTCCAGCAAGAGATTATCCAGGAAGTTTGCTGTCAGCAGGCAGATTTTGAGTTTCGGAACAGGGAAATATTCGATATGATCCTGCAGGGATACAGTATCAATGGTGTGTCCATGCAGTTCGGGGAATCGTGGAATGTGACCACACAGAAGGGTATCCCCATGCGGCGCGATGTATATGAGCAGCTATGCCAGACGGGACTGTGCTGCAGATTGTTGAGGTGATGGTATGTATCCGTGTTTAGTTCCCGAATGGGCCTGTACAACCGATATCCATGTGACTATATACAGCGAGGGCCTGAATGAGAATGGCGGTCCAGAGGTGGTGTCCGAAGATGACTTGCGATGCAATTATCAGGACAGCGCAAAAACAGTCATTGACAAAGAACAGAAATACGTACAGCTATCAGGGACGGCCCTCTTCCGCGGAGATATCGCCCCGGGAGTTGCGGTTATCTCTGGCGGAACCGTAAGGGTATTTGGTGAAAACAGGAATATTCTGCAGGGAATGAAGGCCAGGAACCCGGATGGTACTGTAAACTACACGAGGTTGGATATCATATGATCAATGTAAACTCAATAATTAAGATGGACTGGGGCCACATTCAGGCCCTTACAGACGCCCAGGTCACAGCTTTGGAGCAGACGGCGGAATATCTGCACACAGAGGTGGTACAGGCCCAGGTGATGCCTTTTGATAAAGGAACACTCCAGAATGACAGCACATTTGCTGATTACTCGGATAGCAGATCCGGTAAGGTGTCCCTTGTATCTACACAGCCTTATGCCAGGCGCTTATATTACCATCCGGAATATAATTTCCAGACAAAAGAAAATCCCTATGTGCGTGGTGAATGGTACGAAGACTGGCTGCCTGGAGGAAGTAAGGACCTAAACTGCCAAAAGGCATTTAAGCAGATTTACAAAAGGATTACGGGGGTGTGAGCATGGAATTAGCAGATATCCGAGACTGGATCAAGACGCTGGGAGTGGGAAACCACTTTTACATCGGCAAACTGGAAAATAAGAAAGAGCGGTCTGTAGGTGTCTATCAGCGCCAGATTTCTGGCGGGGCAAATATAGCCCTGGGTGGTCTGGGCTGCACGAAAACAGCCAGCAAATCAGTATCCATCCTCATCCATTGGACAAAGTACGCCAATGAGGCGGAGGAAGCTGCGCAGGCTTTGTATGACAGGCTCTTGCATGTAACAGATTTAGAAATTGCCGGAAAGCACGTAAATTACTTGCAGTTGGATGTGCCAGAATCCATAGACGTAGGGACGGACGATAACGGTGTGTATGAGCGTGTCATCTGGCTGACATTGTATTATGAAAGGTAGGTAAAGATATGGCAGGAAAAACAGGAGTATATCCTTGTTATGAAAATCAGTTCCAGGTAGGAGCTGCAAAAGAAGGAGCTACATCTATTGCGGATATGGAGACATTCAGCGTAAAGTTTGATAACGGAATAGAGGAATGGTATCCGTTTGATACAGAAGGTTGGGTTCGCAGGCTGGCAACAGCAAAAAGCATCACCATCTCTGTATCCGGCAAAAGAAATATCGGGGATACCGGAAACGACTATGTATTTAATAAGACATTTAAGAATGGACGGGACGCGGAAGGGTATTTTGGCTGGACGTTCCCGGATGGGACGGTCATCTCCTGGGATGCTGCAGTTTATAACATCACAAATACGGGAGCTGGTAAATCCACTGAGGTTGGACCGCTGGAATTTGATGTGATGAGCAATGGAAAACCGACAGTAACATTACCTTCAGGAGGTGGCGCATAATGGCCAAAATAGTTGATATTACAGACAAGTTGGAATTTGACGAAAACCCCAAACTTATCATAAAAGACAAGGAGCTGGAGGTAAATGCCGACGCATCCACCGTTCTGAAAATCATGGGAATTCTGGGAGATGGCAACAATGTGCAGCCGGATGATGTAGTAAAGATGTACGAACTGATTTTCAGTGAAGCGGATCGCAAGAAGATTGATAAGATGAAACTGCAGTTTGCAGACTTCCAGACATTAGTTTTCTCCGCTATCAGCCTGATCACTGGTGAGGAAGAATCGGGAGAGTAATGACCCGTACTACGACTTGATAGATGATTTTGGACTTATCATATCATCTTTTCAGACGCAGTACGGGTTACGTTTATCCCGGGAACTGCAGACTATGAAGTGGGACGAGTTTAAGGATATGCTGTCCGGTCTGGGACCCGAAACGCCAATTGGCAGGATCGTGTCTATAAGAGCAGAAGACGACCCGGAAATGCTGGAGTATTTCAGCCCGGAGCAGAGACGTATCCGGATGGAATGGAGGACCAGGAGAGCAAAGGCGATGTCCCAGGAGGATATGGACAGTTTCCTGGAATCCCTGAAAGAGGCACTTATTTATGCAGCGGGAGGCAGGTGAGGATAAATGGCGCAGAGCGTAGGCCAGATCGGGCTTGACCTGGTAGTAAACCAGAATCAATTTAAGAAACAAATGTCAGGTATCACAAATCTGGCTAAAAAGGCAGGCGCGGCACTGGCAGCAGCCTTTGCAGTAAAAAAACTGGTGGATTTCGGTAAACAGTGTATAGAGCTTGGTTCTGACCTAGCAGAGGCGCAGAATGTCGTTGACGTCACCTTCCCGCGTATGTCAGCACAGGTGGATTCTTTTGCCAAGAATGCGGCGGCCAGCTTCGGTCTGTCGGAAACGATGGCAAAAAAGTTTACCGGTACCTTCGGGGCAATGGCGAAAGCCTTCGGTTTTTCTGAACAGCAAGCCTATGACATGAGCACGACCCTGACTGGTCTGGCGGGGGATGTGGCATCTTTCTATAATATCAGTCAGGACGAGGCCTATACAAAGCTCAAATCAGTCTTTACAGGTGAAACTGAGACATTAAAGGATTTGGGCATTGTCATGACCCAGAATGCCCTGGACGCCTATGCAATGGCAAATGGGTGGGGCAAGACCACCCAGGCCATGAGCGAAGCTGAAAAGGTAGCCCTGCGGTATGCCTTTGTGCAGGAGCAACTGACAGCAGCATCCGGGGATTTTACCCGGACGGCGGATAGCTGGGCAAACCAGGTCCGTGTCCTAAAACTGCAATTTGACAGTTTAAAGGCTACACTGGGGCAAGGATTGATCAATGTTCTGACTCCAGTATTAAAGCTGTTAAATCAATTGTTGGCAAAATTAACGACTGTAGCCACAGCATTTAAAAGTTTTACAGAGATGCTGACTGGAAAGAAATCGCAAGATGGTTCAGGTTTTAAGGATACAGCGTCCGATCTGTCGGCGGCTGCAGGTGCTGCTGACTCCCTGACAGATTCCACGGAGGGCGTGGGAAAAGCGGCGGAGAAGGCATCCAGAAGTCTTATGGGCTTCGATAAGGTAAATAAGCTGCAGGATAAAAATGCTTCGCTTACCGGAGGAGCGGGGGACATCCCAATAAAAGGCATGGATATCAATTATGGAAATCTGGCTGAAGGGGACACGGTTATTGATCAGCTAGATTCCAAATTCCAAAAGATGTTCCAAAATATCCAGAGGAACATACAGCCGACCATTGATTCCTTTAAGCGGCTTTGGAATGAAGGTCTTCAGAAGTTGGGGAGTTTTACCCAGACGGCACTGGGGGATTTTTTCAGCGGCTTTCTTGGTAAAGTGGCAGGCTGGCTTTTCCAGACAGGTATTCCCGGATTTGTTGATGCTTTGAATGAAGGTCTGATGGCCATTAAATTTGATGATATCAATGAGGCTCTTAACAGATTGTGGGATGCACTGGCACCATTCGCTATCAACATAGGCGAGGGGCTGCTGTGGTTTTGGCAGAATGTGTTAGTGCCGTTGGGAGTATGGACAGCAAATGAAGTGGTTCCCCGCTTTCTGGATACATTGGCAATCGCGGTTGAAGCAGTGAATAATATTTTGGAGGCGCTGAAGCCACTTTTTCAGTGGTTTTGGGATAATGTGCTGAAGCCGATTGCAAGTTGGGCCGGAGGTATCTTTTTGTCTGTATGGGACAAGATTAACGGGGGACTTCAGAAATTTAGTGACTGGTGTAAAGAACATCCAACTGCAATCCAAAACATGGCTATTATTATTGGGTCTTTTTTTGCTGCTTGGAAGATATCTAGTTTAATTGCAAAAGCAGCAGGTTTTATTAAGACTGCTGTCAATATAGTAAGTTCTATCAAAAGTATTGCTGGTGCTATAAGTCTTGTAAAATACGGTTTGTCTTTACTGACATCGGCGTTTAATCCAGTGATACTTGTTATTGGAAGCGCCATTGCAATAGGTGTTTTGCTGTGGAAAAACTGGGACACTATCAAAGAAAAAGCAATAGCAATATGGACTGCAATAGCTACTTGGTTCGATTCCGTAACAAAAAAGATTGGAGAGTTTTTCTCACGGCTTTGGTCTGGTATTGCTGACACCTTTAAAAGTGTAGGTTCCTGGTTTAAACAGAAGTTCACGTCTGCATCCGATGGGATTAAAAGTGCTTTTTCCAGCGTCGGGAATTTCTTTTCGGGTATTTGGAGTGGTATCAAAAATACTTTTTCCAATGTGGCGGATTGGTTCAGGGATAAGTTTTCAGCAGCATGGAAAGCTGTAAAGGATGTTTTTTCGTCTGGAGGAAAAGTATTTGACGGTATCAAGGACGGCATCTTAAATGGTCTGAAATCAGTCGTGAATGCCTTGATCAGCGGGATCAACAAAGTTATCAAACTACCTTTTGATGGATTAAACTCAGCTCTTAAAAGGATGAAAAAGGTTGATATCATGGGACTGAAACCTTTTGGTTGGATCCCGTCCATCAAAGTGCCGCAGATACCAAAACTGGCACAAGGCGGTTTTGTGAAAGCCAACACCCCGCAGCTTGCTATGATAGGCGATAACCGCCATTACGGTGAGATCGTAGCCCCCGAAGATAAACTGCAGGCTATGGTCAATGAAGCGGTCAGAGCAGCGGGAGGAAGCGGGTTATCAAAGGCAGATGTGGAATCCATAGTCAACAGTGCAGTGACCAGGTTCATTGCCGCGGTTGGGAAAATGGGATTTTTCGTGGATGGCGAGCTTTTAGCCAGGGCGCTCGACAGAGCACTGGAAAATGCAAATTACCGCCAGAATCCAGTAGAGGTGACATAAATGGCAGATATTTTAAGATCAGGAGGCGTGGTGCTACCGGCACCCGTCTCCATTTCCGTTAATGATGAGATCATATGGACTTCCGACACGGGCCGTACAATGGACGGAACGATGGTCGGAGACCCGGTTGCGAATAAAAAGACTGTAAGTATCAAATGGGGTGTGCTCCCGGAATCAGATGCAGCACTTATCAAGCGGACACTGGTTGCGGGATTCTTTCCTTTTACTTTCCGGGATGACGGTATCAACGTGACGATAGAAGTATACCGGGGGACCATATCCAAAGAACAGATTGGCCGTCTGGGGGATGGGATATTTTGGTACCGCAGTGTGACGGTAGATATTATACAGAGGTGATGACATGGTAAAGACAAGTATGGACTATAGAAGAGCTGTGGTACAGGACAGGATATTTCATGTGCGGGCAGTGATGCGGTTCCCGGATGGGACAGAGACGGTGTTGACAAACACAGAACTGATGGCAGATGGGCTGACGATCAAGACTGGTGTATCCAGTACGGACAGTTTTGATATTGGTTCCGCATCTATTGGGGAGTGCACGCTGCGCCTGGATAATACGGATGGTAGGTTCAACACCTACGATTTTGAGGGGGCTGTCATCAATATCAGCATTGGCCTGCAGCTATCAGAGGACAAGATCGAGTGGATACCAAAGGGCATATACACGGCAGAGCCGGGAAAATTCACAGGTGCGGTCATCTCTGTGACCGCTTATGACAACATGGCGAAATTTGACCAGCCATATATAGACAGCAGATTAAAATATCCGGCCACATTGGGGCAGATTGTATCCGATGTCTGCAGTGTATGTGGTGTGGTACAGGCATCCGCGGATTTCCCAAACCGCAATTACTCAGTGAAAGAACGGCCTACAGATGAAGCGCTGACCTTCAGGCAGGTGCTGACCTGGGTGGGGCAGATATCCTGCCGTTACTGGAAGTGTGATGCATTTGGCCGGCTGACGTCAGGATGGTATGACACTGCCGTATTTGGGCGTCATAATGGCATGGATGGCGGCAGCTTTGACGATGGAACCCCATCCTATAAGACTGGTGACAGTGCAGATAGCGGCAGTTTCCTGCCTTGGACAGAGGGAGACGGCCTGGACGGCGGAACATTTGAGAGTTTACAGGACTACCATCATCTGTATGCATTAAACAGCATAAACGTTGCTACAGACGATGTGGTAATAACCGGGATCAAGGTGACAGAGGCACAAGACACCACTACACAGGATGCCCCGGCGTCATATATGACGGGCGTGGAAGGTTATGTGCTGGAGGTAAAGGATAATGATCTTATACGCAAAGGGAACGGTAAAGCTGTAGCCGATTACTTAGGCGGCTACCTGATAGGGATGAAATTTCGTCCTGTGTCTGTATCCTGCCTGTCAGACCCTGCCATAGAGGCGGGGGACCCGGCAATTGTGACGGACTTCAAGCAGAACACATATAAGTGCTATGTGACAAATACCACCTACCAGACGGGCAATCATCAGTCGGTATCCTGTGACGCAAAAACGCCGGCCCGTAACAGTGCATCCAGGTTTACGGAGGCTACACAAGCCTTTGTAAAGGCAAAGAAAAATACCAAAGTACAGATAAATGAGTATAATAAGGCGGTGCAGGCCTTGACCAGTTTGATCACCCAGTCTTTTGGCGTATATAAGACGGAGGAAAAGCTGGAGGATGGCAGCACCATTTTTTATATGCATAACAAGCCTGCCCTGGAGGAATCAGATACCATCTGGAAGATGACAGCGAACGCCTTTGCCGTGTCTACGGATGGAGGGAAGACCTGGAATGCCGGTATGGACAGCCAGGGAAATGCTGTAGTCAATGTTCTGTCCGCTATTGGTATCCGTTTTGATTGGGCCAAGGGTGGCACTTTGACATTGGGCGGTGAAAATAACACAAATGGCGTGCTGCGTATTCTGAATGCTTCTGGAAAGGAAATCGGTGTCTGGGACAAGAATGGTGTGAGAGCGTCAAATGTCGATTTAGAGGGAACATTCAGCAATGTTGGAAACCAAGGGTATGGAATGAAAATAGACGATAATCATATACAATTTTATCAAAGTGGAAAAAGAATGGCTTCCCTGACTGCTTCGGCGGTCAGGGCTTTAGATGGTTCATATCTAGGAGCGGATTTCTTTTTTGAAGCATTTGGAAATAGCAATAATTCAATCACTTTTATGGCGCACAATGCCGATCAAGGAAATCCAAGACAGTTATTAAAGATAACAGAAGATGGTATTATAGGAAAATTTAAATCTGGAAAAACAGGAACTGCTGAATTTTCGGATGGAAGCTGGCTGAAATTTAACGGAGGGGTGCTCATTGGAGGTAAGACTGCTAGTGGTTCAACATTTTAAGGAGAAGATACTATGGCGCTGATAATAAGTAACGCATACCTGTCTCAATCACAAATGTCGGATAATGCACAGTATATCGCTGATTATCTCACGGATAGGGGATGGACACAGAATGCTATTGCAGGAATGCTCGGCAATATGCAGCGGGAATCCACAATGAACCCTGGTTTATGGGAATCTCTTGCTTATGGTAACATGTCAGGAGGATATGGTCTTGTACAGTGGACCCCGGCAACAGAATACACTGCCTGGGCAGATGCGAGAGGATATCCGTGGGGAAACAATACAGGCAATCCGACGATTTATTTTAATGGTCAATTGGAATGTATTTTATGGGAAGTGGCAAACAACCAGCAATGGATTGCCACTTCCTCTTTTAATTTCTCATTTTCTGCATTTACAAGATCTACGCAGACTCCTGAATATCTGGCCGAAGCGTTTATGCGGAATTACGAGAGGCCCGGGGTACTGGCCCTGGAAGAGAGGAAGCAGAACGCCCAGTACTGGTATAACAATCTCACGTATGGGACAAGCAGGATTGAGGATGTGGTACAGCTTGTATTGAGCCGCGTTGGGAAAAATACATATTCACAGGACGGAGCACTGAGAGAGCGCGTATTTGACGAACCTACTGGGTATAGTGACTGCTCATCATTGATGTGGAAGGCATTTGAACGTGGGGCAGGTATCCAGATCGGGACATGGACCGGGGACCAGATGGGGCACGGAAGTTTGGTATGGCACAATCCGGATTACGAGGATGTATTTTCAGTGGAGATGCAGAGGATCTCAGGCGCGCAGCGTGGTGATCTTGTATTTTGGGGGCCGAACGACAGCCCAGAAGCGTCCACACACGTAGAAATGTATCTTGGAAATGACCAGTTTGTTGGCCACGGCTCCGGGATCGGCCCCAGGATCAAGACGGCCAGTGCGTATACACACAGTGGCAAACTGGTAGAGGTGCGCAGATATCTGTCAGGCGGTGTTACTCCGCCCCCTGCCACAGGGGTGTCGCTGGTACGCTGGATCCCGGGATAAGGAGGTGAGCAAGTAATGGCAATTCAGGATAGGCGGGGAGGATATGACCATTTCGACCCGCAGAAGATGCTGCCTGGAGAGTGGGCCGTTGTACTGAGAGGAGACCCGAATGTAAGTGATGGCAAGGCAACCTATGTGTGCTTTTCCGCCGGTGTTGTTAAACGACTCATGACAGAGGAAGACCTGACCATAGAGTTAGATGAGCGGACACAGGAGATCATCAACAGGCTTGTCGGTGAGGTTGGGGCGGCTGTAAAAGATGCGGTGGAGGCAGCAAAGTACGCCAGTAATGCTGGTGAGTCTGCCAACGCACAGGCACAGGCAGCGGAAGCTGCCGCAAGCAGGGCAAATGCTACAGCGGATGATCTAGAACGGCGCAGACAAGACGGGGAGTTCAACGGCCCGGCAGGTCCACAAGGCCCGATAGGTCCAAACGGCCCGGCAGGCCCGCAGGGACCACAGGGCATCCAGGGGAAAAAAGGAGACAAAGGGGATAAAGGAGACCGAGGCGGCGATGCCGCAGTGGTAGAGAGTAAAGGTGTGTATGCCTTTCAGGTACGGGGAGACGGACATCTCTATATCATCTACGCCGGCGCAGACGCTCCCGGATACAAAATAGATGACAATGGCCATCTGGTCATGATCTTATAAGGAGGAAGAGAATTATGCCAGAACTTGATTTAGGCAGTGTAATGGGCCCACAGGGACCGAAGGGGGCCACAGGAGCCACAGGCCCACAGGGGCCGGCCGGACCGGCAGGTCCGACAGGACCGCAAGGGCCAAAGGGAGACAAAGGGGACACAGGAGCAGCAGGCCCACAGGGACCGCAGGGAGCAACAGGAAAAGTGGATGCCTCTACTCCTATCGCATTTTCGGATGCGGCTTCCAGGGAGGCTTTAGCTACAGGGAATTCTATAGCGGTGCTATTTGGTAAGATATCCAAGTGGTTGAAGGATACAAAGTACCTTGCATTCAGTCGTGTGATTGATTTAGCCAATAAGGTTACACCTGACAGTACGGATGCAATGTTGTTGGAAGAATCCAATGGAACAGGAACGAAGTTGTTATTTTCTAACTTTTTGACGTATCTGCAGAATGAGGTAAAACCCAAGACTACGGCAGGTAATGTGACATTTACAAAAGCAGATGGAACGGCAAGTTCGGTTCAGGATACGGTTACTGCATTAAACTCCGCTATGGGGAATAAAGCAGAAAAATCCGATTTATCTAATAAAGCAGAAAAATCCGATTTATCTAATGTTGAAAAGAATATTAACAGCATAAGTACGCTTCTGTCGAACGAAACAACCCAGGGAACCACTGGTTCTACAAATAATCAAGGAATATTTAAAGGTCAGTCTGGTATAATGATTCTTTGGGGTGCAAGTCAGACTACAATATTTTCCTATAATTCAACGGGAAAGTTTTACAAGCTCGATATCACATTTCGCGAAAAATTCAAGGAAGCACCTATCGTAATGACTTCTCCCAGATATGCGAGTGGGATCCCTGAAAATGTAGGCACGCTGTCAACGACTGTATCAAAAACAACTTTAGGATGTAACGCTTCTGCGAGCGGCTTATGGATTGAATGGGTCGCCATCGGAAAGTGGAAGTGATTAGATTGGTAAAATATTAAAGTATTAAGACCAGCCATATTATTAAAATTAGAGCCAGACCGTGATAAGCGGTCTATTTTAATGCAGAAAAGTAGAAAAGGATAGGTGAAAGATATGGGTAATATTAGATTAAACAATGGACAGGAGCTGGAGATTATCGCAGATGGGATTCATGCGGCAGGTGATTCCCTTACGTTGGGGCTGGTGCCTGGGGATAAAAACATCATGGAGTATGAGACCTTGCTGTCTGATGCTGCCAACACAAGTAAGATTCAGGTGATTGATTACAACGATGAGGTATTTAAAATCTATTCTGGATATACAAAAATGCAGAAGATTGAAAAGCAGATGGAAACTATTGTGGATTACACACAGGATGCGGAAGGAAATCCGGTGCCTGTCGCAGGTGTTGCCATTATTGCGGAGCTGCAGCGGCCGGACGAAACAGAGGTCCGTATAGCCGCTTTGGAGGAAACTGTTGATACCCTGGTGCTTGAAAGCCTGGGGCTTGCATAAGGAGGTATACAAAATGTTTGAGACAATTGCGAGGTTATATAAAAAGACCGGAAATGCAGAGGTAGTGGAAAAAGCAGTCGCAAAAGGCTGGATCAGTCAGGAAGAAAGAAAAAGCATCTTTGCCGGATAATCTTCCAGGCGGGAAGGAGATGGCAATGATAATCGCAAGATTTTGTAGTAATGGGCAGTATTATAAAACTGTTTACGGGCTGGCACAATGGGATTACGGACAAACGCTGCAGGTATACGGCCTGCAGGTCCCTGATCAGGCAGAGGTGCATTTGACAGAGGAATTTGGCAGTCTGGCTTTTACTGCCCCGGGAATCCAGCAAAAAGATGGCAGTATTGCCATTGAGATACCGGACATTTTGCTTCAGAGCGGCAAAAATATTATCGCACATATATATGTTTGCAATGATGAACAGGGTGAAACTTTACGGACAATCCTTATGCCTGTAAAGAAGCGGGCAAAGCCGGAAAATTATGACAGGACCGGACTAACACCCATGCAGGAGATCCTGGATGAACTGCGTTGCCGTGCAGATGATATTAATCTCCAGGATGATGTACTGCAGCTTATGTCTGGAGGGCAGGCCATTGGCTCGCGGATCCGGCTGCCGATCAGGGAACGGGAGATTGAGATGCAGAAGACCAGTGTAGCCATTGAGTGGCGTTATACGGACAGTAATCAGTGGAACAGGCTGATAGCCCTGGATGATATCCGGGGACCGGAAGGTGAAACACCAGAATTTGAGATCAGGGATGGCCACTTGTATGCAATATATCAAAAGTAAAGGAGAGATAAGACATGGCAAGAGAAATTGATTTAGGTAGTATCGTTGGTCCGCAGGGAGCGCAGGGGCCGCAGGGACCGGCAGGCCCGCAGGGATTAAAAGGTGATACCGGAGCGAAGGGAGCCACAGGAGCACAGGGGCCACAGGGTATCCAAGGAGAAACTGGACCGACAGGACCAAAGGGAGACACGGGAGCCACAGGCGCAAAAGGTGCGGATGGTGCAACATGGCTGTTTGGCACAGCGGCTCCGACAACTCAGGGAAAAGACGGGGACTTTTATCTCAATACTGCCAATTTTGATGTTTATAAGAGAGCGTCAGGGGCTTGGACAAAGACGGGTAATATCAAAGGTGCTACCGGAGCACAGGGGGCAAAGGGAGATACTGGAGCAACAGGGCCGACTGGTCCGCAGGGGCCGAAGGGTGACACCGGCGCGACTGGACCGAAAGGTGCAACAGGTTCAACTGGCCCGCAGGGTCCTGCAGGTGAGGCATTCACAATTGCAAAGACCTATGCCAGTATCAGTGCTATGAATAGCGGATATGCTTCCGACGGCGTGAAGGTTGGACAGTTTGTCATGATCGACACGGGAAATGTGAATGATGCGGATAATGCAAAGCTGTATGTAAAAGGAACATCCGCATATACCTACATTACGGATCTTTCTGGTGCTACTGGTATGACAGGCCCCCAGGGCGCAAAAGGTGCGACAGGTGCCACGGGCCCACAGGGAGCCACAGGACCGAAGGGAGATAAAGGAGACGCTTTTACCTATGCTGACTTTACATCGGCGCAGCTTGCAGCCTTAAAGGGCGCAAAAGGTGATACTGGGGCAACCGGCCCGCAGGGACCGAAAGGTGATACTGGTGCGACAGGAGCCAAGGGAGCCACCGGTGCGACAGGTCCCCAGGGACCACAGGGACCGGCCGGAGTGGATGGCAAGACACCGACCTTTGAGATCCGGAGCGGCCACCTGTATGCAATCTTTGAGTAAGGAGGGCCTTACATGTGACAGATGAAGAAATCGCAGTAAAACTGGCCGAGTATGGTAAAGAGATAGGTTCCCTCAAACACAGGGCCACTGACCTGGAGGAGCAGAATAAAACTATTCAGGAGCTCGCAGTATCAGTCCGGGAGCTTGCCATAAACATGCGCAGCATGATGGAGGAGCAGAAGGACCAGGGGAGCCGTCTGGATACGCTGGAGAGGGAACCGGCAGAAAGATGGAACAGCGCTAAAAGAACCCTGTTTACGTCTTTGGTGTCCACGATCGGCGGCGGTTTAGCTGTCGCAATCGTTTATTTATTGGCACAGATTATGTAGGAAGAGGAGAAAATCATGTTTAAGAATAATGTATTTAAAGTATCAGTTAATACTGCCAAGTGGGCAAAAAAGGCAGGCGTCAGGGCAATAAAAACAATGGCCCAGACAGCAGTAGGTGTTATTGGAACAAGTGCTGTGATCGCGTCCGTAGACTGGAGGATGGTGGTTTCATCTGCAGTTGTCGCAGGTGTGGTAAGTATCCTTACCAGTGTGGCAGGAATTCCAGAGGTTGAGGGCGAGTAAAATCGCTCTCTTTTTTTGCGCCGACGCAACCGGCAGGAAGGAAAGTTTATGGAGATCAAGAAAAAAATCGCAAAGAACCATTGTTATATTGGTGCCAACAATCCGGCTTATGTAGTGGTACATGAGACAGATAACTGGTCCAAAGGAGCAGGGGCCAGGACGCACGCTAATGCCCTGTATAACGGCAATCTGGCGGGCAGTGTACATTTTTACGTAGATGACACTGACATCTATCAGACGCTCGATTTAGCGGACGGAGCCTATGCTGTAGGAGACGGCGGAGGTAGGTATGGCATTACCAACCGGAACAGCATTAATCTGGAAATCTGCGTCAATCCGGACAGCAATTATTACAAAGCTGTCGAGAACGCAAAATGGCTCTGCGCCAAACTGCTGAAAGAGAGAGGATGGGGAGTTGACCGTCTGAAGCGGCATTATGATGCATCTCGGAAGAATTGTCCTAGGAGGATTATTGCGGAGGGACTGTGGGATAAATTCAAATCCGATGTCCAGAAACTTATGAATGGGACAAGCTCCGGCAGTTCCGTTCCGGAACCCAACCCCAAACCGGATACTAGCAAACCGGCAACAACGGGCGGCAATGTTGTGATCAGAGACGGGCAGATCCACTGTAATAACTTTACCGAGGCTGATATTCCGGTAGATGGATACGACGGACCGAAAACCCGCAAGGGAGCTGTGATGGTCCTGCAGATGGCTATTAATCAGGATTATCGGGCTGGGCTTACTGTAGACGGTATCTGGGGATCTGCATCAGATCGGGCGCTCGGCAGCCACTATGTATGCCGCAATGAGTGCCAGTACATGGTCACAGCCCTGGAGATCCTGTTGATGCTAAAAGGATACAACCCGAATGGTGTAGAGTGTCCGGGCAGCTTCGGTTCTGGCCTGGAGGCAGCGGTGCGGCAGTACCAGAAAGACCACGGCCTTACTGTGGATGGTATCGCAGGACGCAATACATTTAAGAGCCTGATTGCATAATAATAGCCCCGGTGATGAGCCGGGGCTTGAAATCTAAAATAAAAGTTGATATAATTTACTTGCTGGGGGAGCGGTGGCAAGCCCGCCCTCCCTTGGTATTTCCTAAGTCCTATTCGGACTTATTTTTTTGCTCTTCCAGCAGTTTCTCCACTTTCTTTTTGGCCTCCTCGAGGTCCTTGCAACCGTCGAGTATCATGCCGAACATTTCCAGGATTGTCTTGAACTGTTTGTCCGTCATATTCTCTTCCATGTTTCCTCCTCTCCCCGCTTGCCCGGTCATTCGTTAAAGGATGTCTTCTTTAACTATCTTTAGTATATCATATAGCGCGCTATATATCAATAACATTAGCGCACTAATTACGGCTTTTTTTGATTTTTTCTTCTATAGCATCTATATAAAACTGTCTCATGCTGGGATATCCAGCATTTTTAGCGGCGGCTTCATATCTTTCGTAATCCTCAGGTTTAACACGGAACCGGATTTCTTTAAGCTTTTCCAGATACTTCATTGTGTATTCCTTTTGTTTCTCAGTGTATGCCATATTTGCACCTCCTTCTATATAAAGTATAGTATATCACTTAATTAAATAGCGCACTATATACAAAATGAACAATATTAGTGCGCTAAGATTGTCGGAATTGCATATTGAAATATAGCGCGCTATAGCATATAATGTAATCAAGGTAAAGGAATGGAACAAATCAAAGGAGGAAAACAAAATGTCAAACGAAGATAATATGAACATCCAATTAACAAGACTTGAAACTTTAGATGTTAGCATGTCAATCATATTGCTAATTCATGACGCAAAAAGCGAAATGAATAGCCCAGAAACAACAGAAGACAGGAAAAAAGTATTAAAGGGGACCATTGCAAAATGGGAAACCCTGAGGAGCAAAATCAAAAAGCAATTTGAAGAACAGGACATATAACATTCACCCACCCGGCGGGGATGCGCCGGGAGAAAGGAATTTTATGAGATATACAGAATATGGTCTTGAAATAGAATTGGAAGAGCTGAGGAGAATGCTGGATTATGCTGAGAATCGTGCTCAATATGATAACATGGAAAGACGTATCTATATAAAAGGGGGAGAGAGACCGACTATTAAGCAGTATTGCTGTTATGCGGAGTGTAGTCCTATCAATCACACATACTGTGTAAAGTGATCAGAAGGGCCGGACAGCGTATCAGGGGTGCAACTCCCCTGGCGGCCCATCATTTATTTTGAGTTACAAAAAGAGGACCAGCCGTAGCCGGTCCCCAGGACTATATTTTTGCACAGCGTATATGTGCATGATTATCATAACATGTTATGTGGTTGTTTGCAAGTATAAAATAAAAATAATGACCGGCACCATTACAGTACCGGCCATGCCGAGTCAGAGGCTACCCATACCTCTGGTTGCATCTCAATGATACAATATAATAGGTAGAGATGCAATATGTAGTATTAGACGTTTTTCGACATTATGCTGATTGTTTATAGCGGTATCCTCTAGGCCGCTCTTCAGGGTGCGTCTTATAATATAGGTAGAGAGCGTACTGTACGGATATAGTTCCATGCGCTGGCAGGTTAGGATTGCATTCTAAGGCGGCCTGATAAAGTAAAAATGCATCATGATTTTCAAAGATAAGATTTTTCTTCATATCAACACCTCTTTTTTGAAAAACAAACAAATGTTCTGGTTCTTATGAAATAATTATATGAACATACATTCGATTTGTCAAGATGATTTAAACAAAAAAATAGGCCGGTAAAAGATACCAGCCTATTGAAAATATGTATTTGTATGTTGTTGCAATTTGGTCATCCAGTTCGGACAAGTCACCCGCTGTCCGTCGCAGTATTGAGTGAGAATAGGCTGTCTTACGCCCGGTCTTGAGAGATAGTCAGCGAACAATTCATCCACAACCTGGGAGATGCTGTCAAAGATATTCCTGCCGTTTATCCACTTGTGGTCAAACGCAGTGGAGGAGGTGATAGTAAAATCATAGCCCTTGTTGCGGTACCATTCGGTATAGACACGGTTCAGGGTAAAGGACATGATCGCCAGCACATTGGCCCGGATGGTCTCCGTGGGCCAAGTGGCGTAAATCTCACTGGAAGCCACGTTTTTGATGTAATCCCGGTAACGCACATAATAATTCTGAGCAGTAGGGTCTGTGGGGGCGCCGTCATGCACCACTATGAACTCCGGTACGACCACCCGGCTCAGAACGATCTCTCCGGATTCATCCATGGGTTTGATCTCATCCTCGGGTATCTTTTCCGGATATGTGCCGAACAGGGTATGTGCCGGAATGACAATACTCTGAAAGGTGTTTTCCGGCGTCTGAGCCTGAAGCCTTGCTGTCTGCAGCGCGGTGACTTCGGGCAGTATTTCCGCGCCGGAGATATCCACAGGTTCAAACCCCTCCGCTTCGATGTGGAAGGTGTATTCTGCGTAGGGCTGGTACTCAGATGGCTCCATGCTGTACTCCAGGGGCGGTGCGGGAAGGAGGATCTCCTCTGTCAGGCCGTTGGCATCCGTTTTCAGCTCATCAATGACAGAAGAAGGGTCTCCTGTATAGGTGATATCTATTGTGGCGTTTTCAATAGGAGTATTCCTGATAGCGGAGAGCACGGAAATCCTCAGACCCCCTTCATCCGGGTGATCCGTCTGCATGGCTCTAATGGGAAAATAATTCAT